GATAGCACCACTATCTAGTGTGCTAACAGTTACAAGATTTGGCATTGCAGTTATTTCGTCATCAAAGTAAGCAGATAAGTCTGTAACTGCTACTTGCTTCATCGTGCCATTATCATTCAATACAACTCTATCTGCATCTGCGACTGTTGTAGATGTAGCACTTGTGTCTCCATCCATAATGTTAAGCTCTGCAGTCGTTGCAGTAACACCATCCATAATGTTAAGTTCGGCAGTTGTTGCAGTTACACCATCAAGTATGTTCAACTCATCTGTAGTAACTGTAGCACCATCTAGTATCTCTAGCTCTGCTTCAGATATACCTGCAGAACCTATGGTTACTGTTCCTGCAAAAGTTACATTAGCACCATCAAATGTCATTGCAGTTGTACTGCCTGACTTAATTATTAAGTTACCACTTGTGTTTGTAAGAGAAGCGAACTGTGTTCCACCATCTTTAAGTACAACATCTCCACCATCTGCATCTAAAGTAATATCACCTGCAGTATCTACAAGAACTGCACCATCTGCTACTAAGTCTAATTGTCCATCTGTACTTGAACTGATGTGTATTGCTGTGTCTCTAAACTGTAACTTCTCTGAAGAAGCAATAAGTATGTCATCACTAAATTCAAAATAATCCTCGTCTTCTTTCCATGTTAAAACACCATCTGATGTATTGCCATCAAATGTTATTGCTACGTCTGTGTCTGACCCTGTGCCAAACGTTAGTGTATCACCTAGTAGTTTAGTGATAGGACCACCTTCGGCAGTTGTACCATCGTGAGTATGCCCTGTACTTGCTGCGAAGGCAGCTAATAACTGATTAAACTCATCATTACTGTGAGCAGCAGTTATTATGTCTCCGTCAGTAAACGTTGATTGTCTAGTGTATGTAGCTCCCATTTATCTTCTTGCTCCTACTTGATATTCTAATCCAAAACCTCTTAACGCATATGGTGCAGAAGTTCCGTTGTCGTTAACTCTAAGTGCGACAGTAAATCCTGAACCCTCTACAGACTGTCTTAGTAAAGGCTCTGTCTGTCCACCATACGTTGCAGTTCCATATGTAGCACTTCCATATACTGCTACAATATCTTCTGCAGATAGTGAGTATGCTGCAGGTCTTGGTGTATCAGGATCTTCATAATCATATCTTAAAAATAAATCTGCGTTAACTGAAGACTCAGGTTTATAACTCACAAGAACACGTTGCATATGTTTACGTATTCCTGCATCACCAAAACTTAAATCAGGACTTCTATATTTGCCATCTATAGCAGTTCCATCAAAATCGTTACCACTTTCTTGTTGATATACAAAACCATCAAACCCACCATGTATTATTGTCGTGCCACTTGTGTCTGTAAAGGTAGATGTTGATGAAGGTTTTATTCCTTTTAGCTTTGCAAATTCAAACTGTTGCCCTCTCAAAGAACATATAGCTCCCTCTGTTAAAGTCTCTAATATATTAGACTTAGAAAAGAAAACTCTATATTGAGTTTTATTTGGTATTACAACAGAATTAAAATTAGTTGCAGTAGCTATATTACTATTAAAAAGAGGTTGTACGTTTGCACTTATTGTCCCTAATTCAACGTCACCAATTCTTGCAGTACCTGCTACTGTTCTTAAACCATCAGGTGCAAGAAATATTAAATCACCCGCAAATTCTTGTATTGTTTGTCCATTTACACAACCTATATCTCTTGTTACAGGTGTTATTGCAAAGTTAGAGCTTGATGTTCCTGATAATTTAAATATTCTATTTTCGCAAAAAATAAATAAATCTTCTCGGAAAACTTTAAGACCTACTATAGTATCGTCAACTTTTATACTACCTGCACCACTAGCAGTGGCAAAGTCATCTTCATCAAAAGGTTTACTAAATACAATTTCTTGTGGTACGCTAGACATACCTGCATAAAACATGTGGTCTTTGAATGCTTTAACAAACTTTGCACCTGTTACTGCAGTGCTTACCTCACCACTTCCTGCAGAAGATACGTCTGTTGCACTAAATGATGTATTAAAAACTGTTGGTGCATTATTCCCATCTGCAACTATAAACTTATCATTACCATCAAAGTTAAATATTTCAAAGTCATACACACCTGCACTTGTTCTTCCTGTATCTATCGCAGTCCAAGAATTATTACCTGCAGTCGCAGTAAATATTTTTTCTCCTCTCGCGGCTACAATTTTGTCATTAAATTTTATGGATAGTAAAACTGCCTCTGTTGATGCACTTGTCTGTGGAACTATGTTTGTGACAAGTTTACTAAATCCATTTATTCTTCTGTAACCACCTTCTATGTCAGGTTCAAAATTTTGTAGTTCTAATGCCTCACCCGGTTGCATAGCAAACGTTGATTTATTTAAAACTAATCCCCCCTGTAACGGAAAATTTACAGGAGTTACTTGTGATGCGTCAGGCATTAAACTGTCCTACCGATAATATTAGTTGTGCTATATGCTCCCACTCTTGGTATAAAAGTAGATCTTACATAATCAAATTTATTTATTAACAGTGTTTGCATATTTTTTATACCTTGTTCAAATCTTTGAAAGTTAAGTTGATATTGAGATGTTTCTCCACGATATTGATAAACAAACGCAGTTGCTCCATCTACTATAATCGGATCAAATCTTTCAGGTATACTTGTTGTGTCAGTTGACGCAGATAAATCAGAAGGAAAAGTAAAAAAATCAAATTTTACAGAATATGATTTATCAGGAAACGGATAAAATAAATAATTGTTATCAGGCGTTCTTACTATATATTCGGGTATACCACCTTTACTAAACTGTGCTACTGTTACTCCACTAGCTATAGATGAGGCAGTCGTACTAAAAGCACCTCTTGTACATCCTGTAAATGTTGTACTGCTACCAATTGCAGTGTAACTTATTTGTTCATTTCCTATATGCAGTGTTCCTGCAGAATCAAATCCTGATGTACTAGCTACTGTTATAGTATCTACACTATCTGTATGTGTAGTGCTTGTTGTTGTTGTATTTATTTCATCTTCTTGATCTATAACACTATTTACGTATTCATTGTAATCAAGTTGATTTAGTCTATATCCTGAATTTCCTAAGTCACTATCTTTTACTAATCTAAAAGTATTATAATCTATTGTTTTTGTTGATGTCGGAACTGCGTATCTAACTACTCCTGCAGTTAATGTTTTAGTTTCAGTGCTATGATTAAACGGATAATTAAACTCTCTTTGATTAATATATCTTATTGATTCATTAACTGCGTTTTGTGCTTGAACTTGTATACCTCTAGCAGTAGAAAAGGTTGTAGAGGTAAGTTGTACCTCATTTAATCTTGCCAAAGTTTTATTTGTAAGAGCTAAAAAAGTTCCTGACATTTGTAATTCCTAAGTGTAAAGAGGAGCAAGTTACCCTGCTCCCCTAAATAGTTATGCTAACTGGTCTCTATCGACTTCATCAGGCTTATCATCTAGTCCATGACCTGCTAAATCAATAACAGTTGCATAGACTCTGAGTCTGCCTGTAGCTGGAGCAGCACCTGCAATAGTACAATCAATAGTATCTGTAGTAGTTACAAATTGAGTGTAAGTTGAAGCTGCATTTCCTACAATAGTGTTAGTTTGACCATTAGTTCCTGCTGCACAAAAACCTGTAGAGGTTATATCTGCACCATCAATAATATCATCACCACCTGCAAAGTCCATGTCAAGAGTGCAACTTGAAGTAAATGCTTTCATTACTTCTGCACCTGCGTTTAGGACTAAAGTATTTGCAGGGATTTCTAACACCTGAAAGATATCTCCATCGGAGAAACTTCCACCTGCTGCTACTAACGCATCAATATCAAGGTAAGCCTCAATATTTCTCATTACGTTACTATTCTTCATAGAAGGCATAGCTACGATAGAATCGGAAAATACACCAGTGGTATCTTTAGAGGTTAAATCAAAAGTTGCCATTTATATCTCCCTTATGCTACGTTATATTTAGCAGTTACGATTGCCTCAGGTCTGAGAATCTTTCTGCCATACAAATGCATACCACGAACAATATCAGCGAAAGAGTCAGGGTCTCTGTATGTCTCTGTCTTATTGATTTGTTCTGCAGTAGCTACTGCTGAACTATGTCCTGCAACGATAACACCGAAGTTTGAGTTTTGGTTCGCAGAACCTGTAGTTCCCGGACCTGTACCCACTGCAGGTAAGTTATTGGACATATACACGTCAAAGCCATGTATTCTTCCAACTTGTAGTCCTGCTCTTAGTCCACCTGACTCACCGAAGTCACCATTTAAAAGTCTTGAATCTTCATCTTTTAAGACTTCAATGAAAGTTGGATGTAGAACAAGCCATCTACCATCAGTGTCTACAAACTGAGTGTCTAACAATCTTGCCATTCTTGCAATCACCTGTAAAGGAGTTGCAGTAGCAGTTGCTTGAGCAGTTGCACCACCTAGTCTTGGAGCTAACG